CCAAGTCTTCGTCATAACAGTCGATGTCAACGCCGGGGGTGTGCTTCGTCTTGATCCCGACACCGAACCCGCCCCGGCCGTTCTCTATCGCGGATGCAAGGCGCTTAGGCCCGTGCTTCTTCGCCTCCCAATCCTTGCCGAAGGGGCGCTTCTCACCCGGCCGAATAAAGCAGATGTCATAGCCTGCTTCGATGACCCGAAGGCCGTATTTCTGGAGGTATTTAGTCCCCACGCTCAATACTCCGGCGATTATGTTATTAGGGCAGGACAGGTTCCGAGTTGAAAAGTTCGCGCGGGAACAGTTCTCGGCCGAATAGTTTCTCTATCCGAATCGCCAGATCATGCGAGCAGCGTCCACGGAACCTTGCCAAGTGGACGACATTGGGCGTCACTCCCAATAAGGTCGCGAGGGTAGGCACCTTCCCATCATCGGTGCAAGCGACTGCTAGACGCATGTAAAACTTCACATGGTCGGCCGACTCGGCGGTTTCCGCCAGTTTTGGGGGTAGGGGCCACGGGGAATTGACGGACATTGCGACCTCGCACGGGAGCGGTAATTGGTCGTCCGGATGCCACAACTCATCTCACTAACACAAGTGATTTTTTCCAATTGACAGAATGTTTTCAGCCCCCTAGAAGCCGGGATGTCAACGGCGACCGCCGCGAGACAATCCATCACCAGGAGGCACTAATGCTCGAAGAGAAACTGGACACTCTGACGAAGGAGATTGTCCTTCTTCGTCAGGCGCTCGAAAAGGGTGCAGGCGCGGCGTCGGCCGAGAAGGCGAAGCCCGCCGCCAAGGGCAAGACCAAGCCCGCGTCGGACGATGACGACGACGAAGACGACGAAGACGAAGCCCCCAAGGGCAAGGCCGCCGCGAAGGGCAAGGGCAAGGCAAAGGCCGCAGAGCCGGAGCATGACGAAGACGAAACCGGCGCTCTCTTCCGCAAGGCCGCGAAGAAGGACAAGCCCGCTTGCAAGAAGTATCTGAAGAAGGTCGGTTGCGAAGACCTGGCGGAACTTCTGACTCAGCCGGAACTGTTCGACGCCGCCTATGCGTTCGCGGAATCGGTTCTCGAAGCCGATGACGACGATTGATCGCTGACGGGCGATTGATCCCCACAGGCCCCCTCCACATCTTTCCCCGTTGTGGAGGGGGTTTGTTTCTCCGGTCGGCGGAGACAGAATCGAAAACGCGAAATCGGAAGTAACTTCTATGCCGCTAGGGTTCGTCAAAGGGAAAACCTACATGCTCGACAAGCGGTATGACCACTATGCGGGTATGGATGTCTTCAAAGGCATCGTGCGGACGCTCACGAAGGTCGGCTTCGGCGCGCACACATACTATTCCTGCATGACGCGCACCTATTGCTGCGAAATCCGAAAGCATAATCAGAGGTTCGAGCGCAGCGCGCACGCCTATTATGTGACGGCAGGCCACAAATACGCCGACACTCCGCTTGAAGCCTTGTTGCTCGCGGTGGAACAGTGTGTCCCCCTTGATCTCGATCTTCGGAAGCAACTTCTGCTAGGGCATCTCGTATTGCTCGAAGAAGCCATCGCCTCCACCAAAAGGCTTACCTCGCTATTGGAACAACTCGACGCTCTGCTTGCACTGATCGACGTTGATCCGGTGGAAGAGGACGACGAACCGAACTATCCGTGCGAAAACTGCATCGGAATGGTCCAGCACGGTTGTTACTGCCAAGCGATGGGGTGCCCCGCGCCGGGTGTTCCGCCCGAAGAGCCGCCCGCCAAACCGAAGGTCGGCTACGATGAGGACGATGACCTTTGAGCGAGCATAAACTTCCGGCCCTGAAGGCACCGATGACGCCTGCGCAGATCGCCGCCAAGATGGCGAGCGGTCACAGCGTCTTCTCTCCTTCCGGCGCCGAGATGTCGATGACGTGCCTGGAGGCGCTAGTCATCAATGCCCTGGCCGAAGACAATCCGACATTTGAAGCGGCTGAAGGAACCGTGGCCCACGGCTGCGGCGAAGAGTGGATCAATACCGGCGAACGCCCGGATAAGTGGATCGGCTCGATAGAGACGGTTAACAACTTCGACATCGAAATCACCGAAGAGATGCTGGAGTTCGTTGGCGACTTTGTGCGGAAGTGCGAAGAGTGTTACGAGTGGGCTGAACACAGTTTCAGCGAGCGCCACGTTGATATTTCCGATCTCACGCCGATTCCTAATCAGGGCGGCACCATGGACTTCGGCGCCATGGCTTGGCAGACGATGAAGATCATAGACCTGAAGTATGGGAAGGAACCCGTCTTCGCCTACGACTTCGTTGAGATGAAGCCGAACAAGCAGTTGGCGATTTATGCGTGGGGCCTGTTCCTTGAATGGGATTGGCTCTACAATTTCCAAGAGATCACGATTTGCATCTCACAGCCGCGCCTTCCGGGCGGTTATTCCGAATATACCATGACCCGACAAGAGTTGATCGACTTCGCGGACTATGCGCGCGAGCGTTGGGCGTTGGCCTGGACTATCAACCCTGGCCGCACCCCGTCGATTAAGGGTTGCCGGTGGTGCGCTGTGCAGGGCACATGCTCCGCCGCCTATCGGTTCCTCGCTGACAACACAGCAGAAGAGTTCATGGCGTGGGATGAAGACGGCAACCCAATCGAGACGGAAGTAATTTCCGAAGAGCGGATGTTGACGGCAAATGACGACATCCTTGATGAGTTCGCCCTAAGCCCCTGGCCGAAGCAACCAAACCCCAAAGACCTGAACACAAAGGCGATGGAGAAGTTACTTCGGTATCGTCGGTTGATGGAAACTTTCTTCAACGCGATCAGCCAGGAACTCCTATCCCGCGCGATCTCGGATGAAGAGGAATTGACTTGGTGGAAACTGGTTATGTCGCGCACCCGTCGCAAGTGGGTGGACGACGAAGACTTTATCGTTGAAGCACTGGAGCGCGCGGGCCTGAAGCCCCGCTTCATGTATAAGACGGTTATGTTGTCTCCGGCTGAGATGGAGAGGATGCTCCATACGAAGCTGAAGATGCCCCTGACAAAAGCGAAAAAGCTGTTAGAAGAGGCAGGCTTGGCAATTCAACCGCCAGGCCAGAAGACCTTGGCCCTGCGATCCGATAACCGGAAAGCATTGCCCAAGGATACCGATGTCTTCGACAATTGGGACGAAGATTGAGGTCAAACCGTGAAGGGAAAAACGATGGCACGCGAAGTCGCGAAAAAGGTGAAAGTGAAAGGTCCGAAGGGACAGAAGGGTTTTGCCATTCTGTATGCTGACGGGTCCATTCGCGTTGATTGGGTGCGGTTCTCCTATCCGCATCTGGCGAAAGCGTTCAAGCGCGAGGGCGATTCCGGAGAAGCCAAATACGGCCTCACCGGGCTTCTCGGAAAGAAATCGCACGCCGACGCAATCGAACTCATTGATGATCGGATTGCTGAACTCCTGAAGGACAACAAGGTCAAGAAACTTGGTGCCGACAAGAAGTTCATGCGTGACGGTGATGAGTCGGATCGCGATGAACATGAGGGCTTCATGACGGTATCGGCTCGCGAGTCGCGCCGCCCGCCCTTGCGTGATCGTCGCAACGAAGTGGTCGAGCCGGAGGACGCGAGTGAAGTGTTCCGCCCCGGCTATTGGGGGACGATCTTGATCCGCCCCTGGTATCAGGACAACAAATTCGGCAAGCGCGTCAATGCCGGACTCTCTTCTGTCCAAATGGTCATGAAGGACGAAGAGTTCGGTGAGGGCCGCCTATCTGAAGAAGACCTGGACGACACCTTCGACACCTATGATGGTGGCGATGATGACGATGACGATGATGAAGATGATCGTCGCCGGTCGAAGTCGAAATCGAAGCGCCGTTCGCGTGACGATGATGGCGACTATGATGACGACGACATCTGATCTTCGGAAGTAACTTCGGGAGGGGCCTGCACGCCTCTCCCGCTTTTTCGGAGTTGCGCTGTGGCTACAGTTCTCTCAACAACGATACCATGGGCGGATCGGCCGGAGAATAAGGCCGCACGCCTGCTTTACATGAAACAGTGGCGGCGGGATAATCCGCTGAAGGCTTGTGTTCATTCTTTGGTGGGAGGCGCCAAGGATCGGGCGCGCAAAAACGATCTTCCGGTTGACCGCGATTTCATGACGGTCCCGAATATCTTGGCGCTGATTGCCGACGACATGCGTTGCCCTTGTTGCACCGTGAAGATGGTTGCACAGGTTGAGCGCGGGCGGCACCCTCACGCCGTTTCGATTGATCGCGTCGATAACGATCTTGGTTACGTCAGGGGGAATGTGGCGATCATCTGTTTTACTTGCAACTCGCGCAAGAAAGATATGAGCGTTCACGACATCCGCCTTCTCCTGAGATATGTGGAGGCGTTCCGTGGCGCTTAGGAAAGGATCGCTAGACGAACGCTTCGGGGAGTGGGACTTTGCGCCTGACGCGAAGGTCCGTTCCGTCTCGCTCGACTTCGAGACATATTGCGATCTAGATTTGAAGGCCGTGGGCCTAGACCTTTATTCTATCCATCCATCTTGCGAAGTGCTGATGTGCGCCTATTCGCTCGACGGCGGGAAGACCCTTCGGCATTGGGATGTTACTTCCGGAAAGCGGATGCCCCGCGAACTCCGTGAAGCCCTCGAAGACGATGATGTTCTGATATGGGCTTTCAACGCGCAGTTTGAGCGCGTCATCATGAACCGCGTGCTGAACATATGGCCTGAGATGCGCCGTTGGCGTTGTTCGATGAGTCTTTCTTACATGCACAGCTTCACGGGCGGCCTCGATATGGTCGCTCGCCAGATGGGTATCCCGCAAGAAAAAGCGAAGATGGATACCGGCAAGAAGCTGATTAAGATGTTTTGCGGCCCGCAGAAGGTGACGCGCAACAATCCTCATAAGCGATTCGACGCCACCACTCATCCCGTCGAGTGGAAGATGTTTGTCGAATATAACATTCGCGACGTGGTTGCCGAATGTGAGATCAAGAATAAGCTGGATCGGCCGAAGTATCCTATTCCTGCAAAGGAGTGGGAGTTCTATGCGCTGGATCAGATTATCAATGATCGCGGACTTCCTATCGACCGGCGCTTCGTTGAGAACGCGCTGGAGATGGCGAACCATCGCAAGGAAGAGTTGCTGGAGAAGATGCGGGCCAAGACCGGCCTGTCGAACCCCGGCTCCCCGGCGCAACTCTTGCCCTGGCTTCAGGCACGCGGCTATCCGTTCAGCGATCTCCAGAAGGATTCGATCAAGAAGGTTCTCACCGCTTACAAGGCGCTCGAAGCCGGGGAACTGGAATATCGCAAGGGTGAACTCTACCCTGACAAGTTGACCAAGCGCGCCGTGGCGATCTTGAAGCTACGTCAGCAGCAGGCCCGCACCAGCACGACAAAATACAAGGCGCTCCTTACAGCCATGGGCGAAGACGGCCGGATGCGGTATGTCTTTCAGTTCTGTGGAGCCAGCCGCACCGGGCGTTTCGCTGGCCGCCGTTTCCAGCCGCAAAATCTCACGATGATGCGTGACATAGAATCCGAAAAGCTGCTAATGCAGATGACGGATTTGATTAGGGAGGGGGATTATGAATCGCTCGAACTTTATCGCAAGGAGCCGCTTGACGCACTGGCGGGCTTGGTGCGGTCATCTGTGCGCGCCCCACGCAAGAAGAAGCTGGTGGTGTGCGATCTCGCGTCCATCGAGTCCGTGGTTATCGGGTGGGTTGCAGGCTGCGAACGACTCCTGAACGTCTTCCGCGACGGCAAAGACGCCGACAAGGATTTCGCGACCGAACTCTACAAGGTGGCTTACGAAGAAGTCACCAAGCAGATGCGGAAGATGGCGAAGCCCGCCACGCTTGGCGCAGGCTACCGCTTGGGCGGTGGCGAGATCAGGGACGGCAAGAAGACCGGCCTGTGGGGCTACGCTGAGAACATGGGCGTCGATATGACGCAGAAGGAATCGGCTAAGAACGTGGCGACCTTCCGCCGCGTCTATAAGGAAATTCCTGAGTGCTGGTATGCGCTCGAAGACGCGATCAAGCACGTCATAAAGCGCGGTGGAACGCGCACGGTCGGCCCTGTCAAGTTCTACATGGCGAAGCCCTATCTTGTCTGCGAACTTCCGTCCCGCCGCTGCATCTTCTACAAAGCACCCCGCATCCGTCGCGAAAAAATGATCGGCACGGATCGTAAGACCGGCGAGCAATATGAATATTACAAAGACAGCATCTCCTACATGGGGAAACAGCAGAACGGATCGAAGTGGCTCCGGATCAACAGCCACGGCGGCAAGTTCATAGAAAACATCGTCCAAGCCATCGCCCGCGACGTGCTGCGTGAAGGTTTGCTGGCGTTGCACAAAGCCGGGTTCTATCTTATAGGCCATGTGCATGACGAAGCGATTGCAGAGCAGGCGGCGAACGACAATGAGCATAACGGCGCGATGATGCGGGAGTGCATGATTCGTAAGAAGAAGTGGATGAAGGGGATGCCCCTTAACGCCGCGCCGATGGAAACGATCATTTACCGGAAGGACTGATAGTGTTTTACCGTGGATGGGATTTGGACCGGCAGAGCCGGAAGTTACTTCTGGAAGAGTTCGGCGCGAAATATGAGATCGTGCGCGGCGACCATGTAACCCTGGACGCGACCGACGACTTGCTGTTGGCGCCGAAACAGTATCCGATCTTCGTTACCGGCCATCTCGATTGCGGGTTCATGGATGTGCTGACGTGCGAAGTGGCCGGGGACGTTTTCAGGCCCGATGGCAACCGCTACCACGTCACGCTCTCGCACACACCGGATCATCGTTCGGTTGAAGCGAATGACGTTCTGAAGGCTTTCGACGTGAAGCGGCTCCCCGCGATCATCGCCCTCAACGCTACACCCTTTTCGCGCCGGAGGCACGGCAAATGAGACTTTATTTCCACGGTGATTCGGACAGCCTGTTTTGGGACGAGTTCTGTTCCGATCCTTTCTGCGATGACGTGACCGACGATCCGAAGTTCCGCAAGGCCGCGAAGTTGCGCGGATTGAAAGAGCCGGAAGTAATTTCCACGGTGCTTGTCGAGAAGCTGGCGCCGGTCAAGACGATGGCGGATGCTATCGTGCGTTCCTACAAGGTTTGGGAGCGCAAGCCCGCTGATCTCTACCCGACACCCGTGGACGGCACAGAGAGCATCATCGCGGTCCTGAAGGCGATGAAGCGTCCGGACGGCAAGCCGGTCAAGCGCATATGGGAACCGGCGTGCGGCGATGGCCGCCTCGCCCGCGTTCTTGAATGGCACGGCTTCGAGGTTATCAGCAGCGACCTTCGAGAATATCCCGGTTATGGCGTTGGCGGCTTAGACTTCCTCAACGAAGACCCGCTGGAGAAGTTCGGGTGGGACATTGGTGAGATCGACGCCATCGTGACGAATCCGCCTTTTAGCTTGGCGGAAGAGTTCATCCGCAAGGCGCTTTCGGTCACGCCGAATGTCGTCATGCTCTTGAAACAGACATATTGGAATGTCGGCGGCCGGAGCAAAGGGCTATGGCTTGAACATATGCCTGACATGGAGTTGAAGCTGACGTGGCGGCTGGCGTTCCTTGTGGAAGAACGGGGAAGCAGCCCGCTCATGGATTGCATGTGGAATGTGTGGAACGGCGACAACGCCGCACTTGATCCGGAGCGAGGCGGGCAGATGTGCATAGCGGAGCCGATCCAGCGGAAGAAGTATCCCGGCTACCCGCATAAAGGGGTTCGGACATCGGCGGAAATCCTCGAAGGCGCTCTAGCCGAACTTACTTCCGCATTGGGAGACTTCCGTAGGGGGATGTGAGCCATGACAGCCAAGACGCCTGAAGGTCGGTTGAAGGAAGAGTGCAAAGACGATCACGCCAAACCGAACGATCTCATTTTCTGGAACGTAGAAGGGAAGTCGATTAACGGCGTCCCCGATACCCTGGCCGGGAAGGTGACGGGCGGAACCATGTTTATCGAGTTCAAGCGCCGGGGGCAGCAGCCCACCGATCAGCAGTTCCTTCGCATATGGGAACTGCGCCGTGCCGGGTCCGAAGCCTGGTGGTGTGATTCGGTGGAAGGGTATCGGAAGTTAGTTCGGCTTGATCCGGGCGGCTACAGAGTCGTTTATCCGGAGCGGGCACTTCGGTTGATCCGGAAAATGTATCACGGGGACTTCGTATGAGTTTCGAGCCGAAACAGTTATGCCCTTCCTGCGGTGAGATGAAGCATATCGGAGACTTCTATCCGCGCAGCGGTCGCGTTCATCGGTGCAAGGTGTGTCACGCGATCAGTGTGAAGTCTTGGAGCGTCCGCAACAAGGCCACACGCTTGATTGTATCGGCCAGGGTTCGCGCCAAGGCTAAAGGCGTTCCCTGTGATCTCGAACTGGATGTTCATCGGGCTTTGATCCACGATAGAATTTACGGCGGTCGGTGCGAAGCAACCGGCCTTGACTTCGTTCTCGACGCCGACACCATGACGGCGTTCAGCCCGTCGCTGCATCGCGTCGAACCGGAGAGAGGCTATGTCTATGACAACCTCCAAGTGGTGATCTTCGCGTTCAACGCAGCAATCGGGAGTTGGGGAGAAGACACCTTCCGCACCGTAGCCCACGCTTATTTGGAGCGGAAGTAACTTCATGTTCGCGCCGGATCGCCTTGACGAAAAGTTCGATGCTGCCAAGTGGTATGAATCGACCTACGGACAGGTTATCCGGGGCCGCAAGGCCCTGCATCCGTATCAGGCTGAGTGCGTGCAGCACTTGAAGGACAACCCCTATAGCGCGTTGTTCATCGACGTGGGCCTTGGCAAGTCCGTCATCTCGCTTACCCTTCTAGCCGATCTCCTGAAGGAAGGCTGGCGTGGCAGGGCGTTGGTGATCGCCCCGCTCCGGGTGGCGCGCTCGACGTGGCCGGAAGAGATCAAGGAATGGCAACAGGCCGCAGGCATCACGCACACGCTTATCCGGGCAGAGGACAGCGACGATGACATCCGTTCGATCTATCGGGAACACTATGATCGGTTCTATGCGGCTGAAAGAAGAGTTGGCGAGACGGCTAGAGTCGCCGCACGCAATGCTGCCCGTAAGGCCGCCCCTTTCCGTCAAGCTGCTAAAGAAGAAAAGCGGCGACGACTGGTGCTGGAGGCGACCGAACTCCACATCATAAACGTCGAGCAACTTGTGTGGCTGGTCGAATTTTGGGAGGAACGCGGGCGCACAAGCGGGGAAACCTGGCCGTATGACGTGGTGTTCCTTGATGAGAGTTCTAAGTTCAAAGACCCGTCAACCGCCAGGTGGAAGGCGCTGAACAAGGCGCGGAGCCGGATCAAGCGGCTCCACCAGTTGACCGCCTCTCCGGCGAGCGAGCATTACGAAGGGCTGTTCGCGCAACTGTTCCTGATGGATCGAGGGAAGCGCCTCGGCCGGTCTATGCACAGCTACCACAGCGCGCACTTCCATGAGATCAGACGCGCCCATAAATGGGAACTGCGGAAGGGCCATGAAAAGAAGATCGCCAAGAAGATTGCCGACATCTGCAAAGCGGTGAAGCTGAAGGACGTTCGCGATTATGTGAAGGTTGAGGATTGGGTGCCGATCAAGCGGCGCATAGTCCTGCCCACCGACATCAAGCAGAAGTATCAAGAGTTCGAGCGCAGTTTCCTCCTTGAACTGGAGGATGAAGTTATCGAGGCGATGAACTCCGGTGCGCTGTTTAACAAACTCCTGCAATTGTCGGCAGGCGCGGTCTATGACTGCGAACGAAATGTCGTGCCGGTCCATGACGAAAAGATCGAAGACCTGAAGGAGTTGGTGGAAGAACTCGGGGATACCCCGATTCTTGTGACCTACTGGTTCCAATCGACGCTTGCCCGCTTGAAGAAAGCCTTCCCCGATGCCGTGGTCATGGACCGCGAAGCTAAGTGCAAGGCCGCATGGAATCGCGGTGAGATCAAGATGCTTCTTGTCCACCCGGCGAGCGCCGGTCACGGCCTCAACCTTCAGAAAGGCCCCGGCCACGACATCGCGATCTTCGATCCGTTCTACAGCCGCGAACTCTATGAACAGGTGATCGGCCGCTTGGCCCGCCAGGGACAGCAACAGGTTGTCCGCGTCTGGCAACTGACATGCGTTGGCACATACGACGAACTCGTCTATGAGTGCTTGGAAGACAAGCATAGAGGGCAGGAACTTCTATTCAAGCATATTAGGCGAGCGAGGCGCCTGTTTGCGAACGACAACGAAAGGGCCAACCGTGGCAATAAAGATACCCGACGCGCTGCGTGACGAACTAGCCGCTATGGACCTAACCGTCTGGATCGCCCATCACCCTATCCATGTGACGGCTGACAGCCCTCGCGGGAAGGCGAACAAAGATGTCGTGCTTGTCCAACTGGCCGGTCCCGGCTTAGAGGACTACAGCCCGTGGGGCAGCGGGCGGACCTTGCGTGCGGCAGTCAACGACGCGCTATCAGACCCGGCCGTATCCGCTCGCGTTCCCGGCCTGATGGGGGCCTTGCTTCGGTGCGGAAAAGCAATGCAGAAACTGGAAAAGGCCGTCTGGTGGGAGCGCACCAAACTGCAAGCACCAACTTGGAATGACGGAGGGCTTGATGATGAAGTCCCCTTCTAATTTCTATCTTGGGTGCCTGATCGAAGCAAAGAACGGTGAGTTCTTCGCTCAAATTGTGGAGAAGCATCATGAGGGTGTGCTTGGGTATCGCGTGGTTGCGTCAGCTATGGCACGCGGCAAGGAGGCGACACTTGCGAAAGTCTGCGATTTCGCTGGCTGCAAAGAAACCCCTGCCCGTGCCGCCTATAGCAACGGAACCGGCGTTGGTGTTGTGCAGGAAGGACTTGCCTACGCGCTCAGACGTTGTGAGGCGGCAATCGGGGGGCTTAACGGCTTCCTTGCTGCGGAGAGACGGCTGGCAAGCGCATTGGAAGAACTTACAGGGGTATTGAAAAATGACAAAGCGGCAATCGGATGTTACTTCCGAAATCGTCTCGACGGGCGAGGCGACGTTGAGCCAAATCGCGCAGATGTTCGAGACGGACGCGAAGACGCTCCCGGCGCGGATGAAGGGAGTTATTCCTTCCGGACGGAGGAATGGCTACAAGGTTTACAAGATTAGGGAAGCAGCGTCCCGCCTTGTCGAGCCTGGCTATGAGATTGAAGCGTTCATCCGGCAGATGTCGCCGCAGGAGTTGTCGCCCCTTCTGTTGAAGGAGTTCTGGAACGGGCAGCGCGCCCGATTCGCCTTTGAAAAGGAGATGG